TTTAACAATAGATAATCTTACAGACGGCGGTAGTTTAGACATAGTGCAAGATGGTGAAAATAATGATATAGACTTAGATATAGTTAGTATGGATGGATTCATCATAGACATTGACCAAGTAGGTGATAGTAATGTTCTCAATGTAGATGTAGATGGTAGAACATCTAACGGTTCATCTATGTATTTTAATCAAACAGGTAATAACAAATCTTACTCAAATACATTATGGTGTGGTCATTCATTTTGCACCATAACAGTTAATCAAAATTAGTATGAAATATTTTACACATTGGATGACAGCGTTCATCACATTGTTTGTATTGACTTATATTGGTCTACAAGATCCTTGGGTCAAAGAAGTTTTAAGACTAAAATCGTTTGACATTCTTTTAGCAAACGAAGATAAATCACCCTCACAAGATATAACAATCATAACAATAGACGAAGAAGCAATCGAGAAGTATGGTCAATGGCCTTGGCCTAGAGATAAGATAGCAGATTTAATTGTAAACTTACGACAAGCAGAAACAGGCATTATTGTTATGCCTATACTGTTTAGTGAAGAAGATAGATTTGGTCAAGATGATTACTTTTGTGAGACACTAACATACGGCACAGTTATAGCACAGACTGGCACAATACAAAAGAGAACATCTAATCCTGTGCCTAGAGGTGTTGCAAAGATAGGTGATCCACTTGCATTTTTATATGAGTGGTCTGGTATGGTGGGTCCATTACCAAAACTTGCAGACTGTACAAATGGTGTCGGTGTAATCAATACAGCACCTGAAGTTGATGGTGTTGTAAGACGAGTGCCTTTATTAATGAAAATAGGTGATGAAATTTATCCTAATATGTCAATTGAAACTATACGAGTTGCAGTAGGTGATCCTAGTTATCAAGTAAAAGCAGATGACTTTGGTGTAACTGCCATGAGAGTGCCTGGTTATGATACAATTAATACAGACGCAAACGCAAGAATATGGTTGAGATGGAACAAAGAGTTTAACACAATATCTGCTGCTAGTCAAGACTTTTCTGAGGCTGCAGGAACTACTGTAATTATTGCCTTGACAGCAGAAGGTTTATCTAGTATAGTAGCAACCCCTACTGGCGAACAATATGATTATGTCATAAGTGCTAATTCACTACAAACAATATTAGATGGTGAGACTGTCAAAAGATTTGATTCGTTGATAGAATTATTACTTGCATTTATTGTAGGATGTGTTATAATAATCATTTGTAGATATGCTTCATACTCTATAATAGGTTTATCTATTGCAGGTGGTTTTCTTTTTGCTATTATTCAAACTGATGTATGGTTTGGTAAAGAGTTGATGTTGATTGATGTTACATGGATACTCTTAACATTATTTTTAGTTGGGTTTCATTCTACATTTTTACGATTCATATTAGAGTTTAAATTAAAACAACAAATCAGAAAACAGTTTGAGAAGTATCTAGATCCTAGACAAGTAGCAATACTAGTCAAGAATCCTGAGAAGTTAAAATTAGGTGGCGAGAGAAAAGAGATGTCCTTCTTGTTTATGGACATTGTAGGTTTTACACCTATATCTGAACACTATAAAAACAATGATGATCCAGAAGGTCTTGTAGAAGTTATCAACGATTATCTAAATCGTATGTCTAAAATAGTATTAGAGAATGGTGGCACAATCGACAAGTATATGGGCGACTGTATTATGGCGTTCTGGAACGCACCACTTGATTGTGAGAATCATGCTGAAATGGCAGTTAAAACTGCTATCGAATGTGCCGAAGAAACAGATAAAATTAAAGCAGAGTTTAAAGAGAAAGGTCTACCTGATATTAATATAGGTTCTGGTGTCAATACTGGCACTTGTATTGTAGGTAATATGGGTAGTGAAATGAGATTAGACTATTCAGTCATAGGTGACGCAGTAAATTTAGCTGCAAGATTAGAAGCACAAACTAGAAACTATAAAGATGAAAACGGTAAAGTAACACCTCTATTATATCCGTCATATACACAAGAAAAACTAAAGAGTATCAAGTCAATTGAAGTAGATAAAATCAAAGTTAAAGGCAAGGAAGAGTTAATTACTATCTATAAACCCATATAAATAGTAGCATGGCAAAGACTGTATTTGATAAAATACTAGATACTACAACAGGTCCTAAATCTTTTGATTACTATAAAAAAAGAGTTCAAGAGATTACATCACCTGGTGCTCGTGCATTGATAAATCGAGGAAAGGCAACCATAAGACCTAAGTATGGTGTAATGAACTTATTTGGTTATGATCCTAAATTCAAAGAGACATTACCTTTGTATGATAGATTTCCTTTGATCTTTCCTTTAGAACCTGCAAAAGGTGGTTTCTATGGTATCAATTTTCACTATTTACAGCCCGGTGCTAGAGTGGCATTTCTTAGACAATTATCTAGATTTACTACTGATAAAAGATATGATAAGAACACAAGATATAACATAGGTGAGTTATCAGGTAGATATTTTAAAAAGACTATCAAGAGATATTTGTTTAATCAAGTGAGAACATCATTTTTAAATATAACAGCTGACGAAATGGCAATCGCAATATTTTTACCAGTTGCAAGATTTGAGAAAGGGCGACCATATTAATGGCAAGAGCAAAACAAACTGAAGGCACTTATGATAAAGGACCACCTAAGAGAACATCTATTGGTGGTGGTAAACTTAAAACTTCATCAATGAATAAACACAAAAGAAGAAGTTTAAAAAAGAGATAGATAAAACATGGCAATTTTTAGAGCAGGTAAACGAGTAGGACCTTTTGACATAAGAGTAGGCTTTCCTAGAGATAAAAGCCTTGATAATGTTGATAGAGACCCTAGACTAAAGCAAAGAGCAAATACAGAGAATACTATTGGTCGTTTTCGTGCTGCCATGGCAAAAGCAGAAGGTTATGCTAGACCAGCGAGATTTGCTGTTAAACTATTCTTTCCAGGAAGCTTATCTGAATTAGCAGGACAAAGAACAAATAGAACAACACAACCTGGTCAAGCAGGTGGTGCTCAAGCAGTCAATCCTGACGCTGCTACCATGCAACAACTGGCAATACAAATGGGGCGACAATTAAATTTACATTGTGATAGTATATCAATGCCAGGTAAAGATTTAGTTACACAAAAGAAACAGTATGGCAACGAACCAGAAGTTGATATGGTTGTAGGTCATCAATATGCAGGTACAATAAATGCTTCTTTTTATGCAGACAAATATTTAAGAGAGAGACAAATTATAGAGTTGTGGATGAAAATGGCACATAATAATTTGACAAATGAAGCAAAGTATTATGATGACTATGTTGGTAAAATGCAAATTTTTCAATTAGGTTCACTAGACGGAGAAGGTGATAGAGATGTACCTACTTATGGTATAGAAGCAATAAAAGTATTTCCTCAAACATTGAGTGCTGTAGAATATAATTACGGCTCTTCAAATCAGTTAGTAAAAATAAATGTAGGATTCGCATATAAACAATGGTATAATCTTACAACTGACCATATTTCAGGTATGACTTTTGGCAATTCAATGCAAACTATTCATGATGTTAAAAGTCCAGATACAGGTTTATTCGGTAGATTACCTATCGAATTACAAAGAGCAGGAAGAGACGTATTTAATTCTGCTAAAAATCAGATTCCTATAGGAAGACTGTTTAAGGGGAAAATATTCCCACCATTTACATAATTTTATATAATAAAGGAGATTAAATAATGGCACTACCAAAACTGAACACTCCAACATATGAGTTGGAAGTGCCAAGCACAGATGATAAAATAAAATATCGTCCGTTCTTGGTCAAAGAAGAAAAGATATTGTTGATGGCAATGGAAAGCAAAGATAATGCACAAATTATTCAAGCTGTAAAAGACATTGTTAAATCATGCACATTCGATAAAGTAGATGTGAGTTCTATGCCGATGTTCGACATGGAGTATATCTTTTTAAATATACGAGCAAGGTCAGTAGGTGAAGTTTCTAAATTAAAGATACTTTGTCCTGATGACAAAAAAACTTATGCTGATGTTGACTTAGATTTAACAGAGGTATCAGTTCAGGTCGGAGACGATCATACAAACAAGATTGAATTAACAGATGATATGGGTGTTATCATGACATATCCTACTATCGATTCATTCTTAGAGAGTGGTATAGAACAGATAACTGCTAACAATATGTTAGATGTTATCGGTAGTTGTATATTACAAATATATGAAAACAACGGTGAAAAGGTTTATCAAGGAAAAGATCAAACTAAAAAAGAGATAGAAGAATTTATTGAATCAATGAATAGTGCTCAATTTAAGAAAGTTCAATCGTTTTTTGATACTATGCCAAAACTATCACACAAAGTTAAGGTAAAGAATCCTAAAACAAAGAAGGTTAGTGAAGTAACACTAAGTGGACTAAATGATTTTTTCGCATAGCCCTTTCACACAATACCCTAGAGAATTATTACGAAACTAATTTTTCTCTAATACAACATCATAAATACTCTTTGAGTGATATTGAAAATTTGATGCCGTGGGAAAGGGACATATATGTTGATATGTTAATAACTTATATTAAAGAAGAAAACGAGAGACAGAAACAAAGGCAAAACAATGGCTGAGCAAACTAAAAAAGTAAATCTAGAGTTAGAGATAGATACATCTACTGTTGATTCTAGTAAAAATAGATATCAAGGTTTAATAGACCTTGCAAAAGCAGTAGATAGTTGGCGAATATTTCCAAGAATATTCATATCAACATATATTTTTCTACTGTATAAAGTAACTATATGGTTTATGAATTTACCAACACCGACTTTCGAACAGTCTGGACTAGTATCAATTGTAGTTGGTGCTGGGGCAGCGTGGTTTGGGTTGTACGCAGGAACAAGTAAAGGTAAAAAGTAAATGTTACCAGCATTAGCACCATCTATAAGTGTACCAACAATGTCCACAGGTACCGATCTGATACCTTATAGTGTTGATTCACAAGGTAATGAAGATATAGTATCAGCACCTGAAAAGATGAGTCCTATGGATTCTGTTCGAGCAATCTTTGAGGAAATCAGAGATGGTATTAATGAATTAGTTGTCTTAACAAGAGAAGCAATGCCAAATACTAGAGACATGGATATTGCAGCTGCCGATGTAACAGAAACACCTGCACCTCAAGAAAATGATAGTCAAGGTAATAAATTTGAATTGCCTAATATAGGACCTAAAACAGGATTAGGACTTATGTTAGTAGGTTTAGCAGCGTTATATGCGTTTGGTGATGAGATTGCAAAAGCAATAGAACCTGTTTTAGAAATTGCAGGAACAGTCGTAGATAAACTAGGTATCAAAGGAACACTATACACAGGATTAGGTTTACTTGCAGCTATCAAGTTTGGTAAACCATTGTTAGATTTATTAGGCACAGGTGCAAAATCCATAAAGACAGGATTTGGCTTACTGAAAACAGGTTTCTCATCAATGAAAACCTTTGTAACTACAACAGCACCAGACGCTATAAAAGGTGCATACAAAGGAGTTTTAAGTGGTATTACAGGTGTTAAAAAAGGATTAACAGCAGCATTCACAGGTATGAAAACTTTTGTAATGACAACTGTACCTAACGCTTTAAAAACTGCCTATACAGGTGGTAAAAATTTAGTTATAAGTGCATTTACAAAACTTGGCACAGCATTTCAAGCGATGAGACTATTTCTAGTAGGCACCATAATACCTACAATCACAGGATTTATGGCACCGTTTATAGTTCCTCTTGCCATACTCACAGCTGCAGTTGCAGCCGCAGTAGCAATTTTTGTATCAATCAAAGCAGGTATAGATGAGTTTAAGAAATCACTAGAGGACGGTGATAGTATGTTAGTAGCAATTATAGAAGGCGTATCAACAGCATTATTAACTTTAGTAACATTACCAATTACACTAATCAAAAACTTTGTTGCTTGGGTTGCAAAGAAACTAGGGTTTGAAGGTATTGCAGAAAAATTGAAAGAGTTTGATATAGTAGATTTTATTAAAGATGGTGTCAAGAATTTAGTCTTAAAAGCAAAAGACTTTGTATTAGGTTTATTTAACATAGATTTTCAAGAAGTATTAGGTAAATTTATTGACATTGGTAAATCAATAGGCACAGTATTGAAGGCAATAGCAAAG